GATGTAACTAACAACATTACCGAGGTTGAAAGGTTTATAATGGATAAGAAAGATAAGACATATTTTGAGTAAGGGAGGATTTTGAATGAATAATAATACTATTGTTGAAATGAAGCATACAGATATAAGAACAGTTGATAAATCAAAACTTGTTGATATAAGCACAATCAAAATCAATCCTTCGGACAGCCCGGAGAAGAAAATGAAGGATTATGTTGAACAAGTTAAAAATCCATATTGCTTTTTATGTGGCGAATATGCAGTTAAAATTGAATTTGATAATGAAGAAAAGACTATTGAGGACTGTTTGATACATTACATAAATTCGTTGGTATAGGATTCGTGTATGATGCACAAAATTTAATCAAATCCGAAAAAAGTCTGGACTCTTAAAGTTTTTTATGCTATAATGAGTCCAGACTTATAAAAATTAAATAGAATTTTCCGAAACTCTTGGATATTTACGATTCGGGTTTGATTCCCCGTATATTGTTGATAGACAGGAGGTTTTTTTATGCCAAAAACAGAATATTTGGCAGCTTTATACTTGCGCTTGTCGAGAGAGGACGGCGATAAGGAAGAAAGCTATAGTATAGCAAATCAACGATTATTGGGAATGGACTTTATAAAGAAGCATCCCGAAATAAAATTGTATAAGGAATTTCCTGATGACGGATATTCAGGTGCTAACTTTAACAGACCGCATTTTCAGGAAATGATAGAGCTTATACTAAAAGGCAAGATAAATTGTGTAATAGTAAAGGATTTATCACGATTTGCAAGAGAGTATATAGATGCAGGGTATTATCTTGAAAAGCTATTCCCGACATTAGGAGTAAGATTTATTTCAATCAATGACAACATTGATTACAGAGAGGACAGCAGTAATAACACAAAAGTCATTGTTGCTTTTAAGAACATACTAAATGATTCATATATCAGAGATACATCAATAAAAATTCGCAGTCACCTTGAAGCAAAAAGGCAGAACGGCGAATATATCGGTGCATTTGTGGTTATGGGTTATAAGAAATCGGCAGAAGATAAGCATAAATTAGTTATTGATGAAGAAGCAGCCGTATTTATTAAGCAGATTTTTTCATTACGCTTTATGGGTATAAGTGCATCTGCAATTTCTGATAAGTTGAATTTGTGCGGTGTACCTTCTCCTGCGGAATACAAGAAATTGTGTGGTAGTAATTATCATCCCAATATGCAGAAGAAGCATACTGCACGATGGTCGGCAAAAGCCGTAATCAGAATATTGAAAAATGAAATATATACAGGTACTCTAATACAAGGTAAACGAACAACCGTAAATTACAAGGTTAAAAAAATCATAGAAAAGGACGAAAGTGAATGGGCTATACAGTATGATAGTCATGAGGCAATCATACAAAAAGATTATTTTGACCGAATACAGCATTTATTGAAGCAAGATACAAGGGTAAGTCCCGGAAAAGACGAGCCGTATCTGTTTTCAGGATTTTTAAAATGTGGTGATTGCGGTGATAGTCTTATCAGAAGAAACAACAGACAGAACGGCAAAGAATATGTTTATTATATGTGTTCAAGAAACAAGCTGAGAATGGGATGCAGTTCTCATAGGGTAAGCGAAGATGTACTATATACATCTGTTTTCACAACAATAAATACATATTGTAAGAATGTTGCTGACCTTTCTGAACGGCTTAAATCAATACCTCTTGATGAAATGAAAGCTGTTAAAATTGCAAGGTTAGATAAAGCACAGTATGACAAGAGAATGGAAATACAGGATTTGGAACGCACCATATCCGTTGTTGAAAAGAGGTTCGCAGATAATAAAGAAAGCAGAGAAACTTATGAAGAAGTCTGTGCAGATATTAACTCAACTATTGCAACATTAAAAGAGGAATTGAAAAAGTTATCCGAAGAAAAAGCTAATATAAACTATGAAATGCAGAAGAATACTGCTTGGATTCAGTTGTTTACGGAAAACGGAGAAATTCAAGAGTTGAACCGCTTAATCTTGGCAAACTTGGTTAAAGAAATCGTAGTTTATGAGGATAAACGCATTGTAGTAAGGTTTAATTATCAGGACAGATACAGACAATTATTAAGTATTGAAGGACAACTAAATATAAAGGAGGCGGTTTAAGTGGCAAGAAAAAGCAAACGATTAGTCAATATCTCACAAGAATCGCCTATACGGGAAGGTATATATAATGTTGCCCTGTATTTAAGGCTTTCTGTTGAGGAAAGAAAGGACATTGCGAAGCATGGCTCAATAGAATATCAAAAACAAATCGGGCTTAACTATTTACAGAATAAGCCTGAAATGAAACTCTATGATATTTATATTGATGACGGAGAAACAGGAACTAACTTTGACCGTGATGGCTTTCAGCGTATGATGTTTGATGTGTATAACGGCAAGGTAAATTGTATTGTTGTTAAGGACTTATCTCGTTTTGGCAGAGAATATATTGAAATGGGAGATTATGTAGAAAAAATCTTTCCATTACTCGGTATAAGGTTTATTGCAGTAAATGATGAAGTTGACAACTTAGTTAAGCCTTTGGATATTTCTGTGCCGATTAAGAATGTTATAAATGCTATGTATGCAAAGGATTTATCCAAAAAGATTGCATCAACCGCTCGTATGAAACAGATAAATGGTGAATTTACAGGTGGAATAGCACCGTATGGATACAACAAATCAACAGAAGAAAAGAATAAGTTTGTCATTGATCCTGAAGCAGCCGAGGTAGTTAAGAAGATATTTGAAATGAAACTACAAAAAATGAGTACAGTAGCAATTTGCAGAAGGTTATTTGACTTGAACATTATGCCTCCGTCAAGATATAACTATGAAAGAGGTATATTTAAGAACAAAAAATTTGCTACAGCAGTATATTGGAGTCCCAATATAATTCAAAAAATCCTGACAAGTGAAATGTATATCGGTAATATGGTTCAGGGCAAAAGGAAATCCCATTTTTACAATGGTATGCCAGCGGAACGGGTAAAGCGTGAAGATTGGATTGTTGTTGAAAATACGCACGAACCCATAATATCAAGAGAAGTTTTTGATGAAGTGCAAAAAATAATACAAGAAGGAGCTACAAAATACGCAGACAGAGTTAAAAACTTCAAACGCAGTAAAAACAATAATATTTTCAAAGGTAAAGTGGTATGCGGTGATTGCGGAACTAAACTCAAACGCTCTGGTTTCAGAACAAAGAAAGGCTTTGATTACTACTATTCCTGTAATGTTCATTCAGTGTACCCAACAGAGTGTAATGTCACTTCAATTAAAGATAGCATTTTGAAAAATCTTGTTTTTACTTCAATAAAAATGCAGTTGTCATCACTTGTTTCGATTGAAGAAACTCTGAATAAAGCATCACAAACGCCGGAAGTCAGAAAAGAAATGTTTTCACTTACAAGCCGTATTAGTGAAAGTTTGGCGAATGTAGCATATCTAAAAGAGAGCAGAGTACGGCTTACTAAAGATTATGCAAATCAACTTCTTGATGAAGAAGAATATGAAGCAGTCCGTACTCAGTTTGAGTTTGATATGCAAGCTGAACTAAAAAGGCTTGAAGAATACGAAAATATGCGTAATAAATTTAGTAAACTTCTGTCATCGGATAAGTGGGTATCTGATTTGAAAAAGTACACATCCGCAAAGAAACTAACTGCTGAAATGGTAGATGCTTTTGTTGATAAGATAAAGGTACATGCCGATAAGAGAATAGAAATCGTATGGAAATATACTGAAAGTTTTGCAGAATATGCTACTGCGATAAATGGGGGTGTGAAACTTGCAGGATAAATACATTGTTGTTAAGTATCTCCGAATATCATTAGAAGATGGGGATTGCCCTGAAAGCGATAGCATAGGCAATCAGCGTGAATTGTTGGATTTGCATATTTCAGTTATTTTCAAAAATACACCTAACCTTGAAGTAATTGAGCTTATAGATGACGGTTATACAGGAACAAATATGAACCGCCCTGCAATGCAGAAGTTGTTAGTTTTAGCTGAAACACATCAGATTCATTGTGTGATAGTGAAGGATTTTTCAAGATTCGCAAGAGATTATATTGATGTCGGCAGATATACTGATATGATATTCCCTGAATGGCAAATACGCTTTATATCAACAAATGATGCGTATGACAGTACCGATTATTTGGGTGCTACTTGCGGTATAGATGTAGCA